GCAAAACACCTATGACTCTAGCAAAAACTGGTCCTAAAAATCTTACTCAAGAGGAATGGGATGAACTTGTGGCACTCAAAGATGCTATAACTTATCGTCCCCAGTCAGTTTCTGCTGAAAAGATGGAAAAATTCACTGAACTTATGGTTCGATCACTGGAAGGTAAAGGTGATTGTACACCACGATAAAATAAATATTATCAACCCGATACAAAACCATGAATAACATCGACCAACACATCCAGAAGGATGAAGAACTTTTGAGTGATCCTACAATTTCTCCTCAGTCTAGGAGACATACTGAAGAAGAATTAGAAGCACTAAAAGCATATAAGAATCATCATCCAGAAGATTCTCACGATCCTACACCACTTGAGCTTTATTGTGATGCAAACCCTAATGCACTTGAGTGTAGAGTTTACGACGATTGAGGACGGTTCTAAAACTGGCACACAGGGGGTTCTCAGGGCACTGGGGACCCCTTATAATATGTGGGTAATCAAAAATTACAATGAAAATCTTTGGTCTTGCCTTTGTTGTTCTTGTCCTTGCCACTGCTGGACTTCTCTTTGAGGCGTGGTTGCTTGGTTTGATTCTGTCTTGGTTTAGTGTATCCTTGACCTTCTGGCAGAACTTTGCTATCATCTTCCTTGCTAACGCTATTTTCAAATCTACTGGAGTTTCCTCAAAATGAAAGAAGATAACACTATGCGGAACGCCACAATTATTGGTGCTTCCTTTATTCTCTCTCTGTTTATTATCAATGCTGTGGTTGGTCCTCTCTACAATGTGTGGGCACAATCTCTGCAAGGTAAAGCAGAACTTCAGAAAGCAGAATATACTCGTCAGGTAGCAGTTCTGGAAGCACAAGCAAAGAAAGATTCGGCACAACAACTTGCTGATGCTGAGGTGATTCGTGCTCAAGGTGTTGCAAAAGCAAACCAAATCATTGGTAACAGTTTGAAAGATAATCGTGAATATCTTCAGTATCTTTACATTACTGGACTGGAAGAAGGTAGCAACAAAGGCAATGTGACCATTTATGTTCCAACAGAAGGTGGTATGCCTGTGCCCACTCTTCAAATGAATAAGTGACACTCTAACAACTGGCACACGGGGCATCCCAGACCCCTCTGGGTGCCCTATAATAAGCACATACGCAACGAACCGATGACGACCACCTTCGCTGATTACTCCGCCCAAGCAGAGGCACGGAAGAACATCGCAGAGGCAGTTCTGGGTCACACCTATGCTCTCTGTGAGGCACTGCGTCAGAACTTTATTGATTACAGCATCAAGTCTCATGAGCAGTCTGTTTTGACTTTTTCTCTTGCTGGTGCTGTTACCTCTGTTGAGTATCACAAAGCATGTATCACTGACCTGAAGAACGGCAATTGTGGTTATGAGTTCTACCCTGAAACGGGTCGCAAGTATCACAAAATCATTATGGTTGCAAATGGGAGCAGGAGTGTTCACTGCTTCATTGACAAGAAGACTGGTGAAGTTTACAAAAGTTCCAGTTGGAAAGCGCCCGCCAAAGGTGTTCGCTATGATCTGCGTTTGATCAGTGATCGTGAATGGTTGCTTGAGAATGCAGATTGGTGTGGTTCTTATCTCTATGCTCGTTGAGTATGACTGCTAAAGAAAAACTTCTGTTTGTTTCAAGTTTCATTTGGTTTTTGCATTGGGGGCAATGTCTTACTTCATTCATTGTGGATACGGTTATCGCAAACGGGTCTGTGAGGATGTTACCGCTTGGTTTCTGAATAAATTCTTTCCACGCCATAAGATTGTCATTGATATTATTCATCGTGGTTTGAAACGTGAAGGTGTCAATGGATATTGTGATATAATAGATAAGCAGTATCGTCCTCGTGAATTTCAAATTGAACTTGATACTTACATGAATGAGGAATTGTATATAAAAACTCTTTTGCATGAACTGACGCATATGCGGCAGTGGGTAGATGGTTCGTTGCGGGTTCGTTATGGAAAATTGTGTTATTCTAAAGAACCCGTAGAGAAGTATGAGTATTGGCATCAACCACACGAAATTGAGGCACGGGAACAAGAAGAAACCCTATATCTTGAGTATTTGTTTGACGAACTGAATGTACCAGTTCCAGAAGTGGTACAGTTTTTTCCTAACCGCTTGACTCAGGCAGTATAATATGAAGGTCATTATCCGACACAAGCAGACTCACAAATGATGAAATCTATTTTTCTTTCCTTTTTTCTTCTTGCGTCTCCTGTATTCGCACAACAGCAGCAAACTTCAACGTATCGTCCGTTTCGCTATGAAACTCCCTGTGGAATTGAGTCTGGTACTGAGTTCTTTGAGGATACTTGTGTTGTGATTGAAACTCGGGAAAAGAGCGGTGCGCTTCGCACTCGCAATATTTTCTCTAATAAGTTTGCTCTGACGATCAAGGGGCGATTTGATAAAGAAAAAGGATATATGACTTGGGATAGTCACAACAAATATGAATACAAGTGGGATTACAAACCTGGTGGAACTGGTTGGACTTATGTAATGCCTGGAGTTCTTCTTGAAAATGTATCTTGGGACTGATGAAACAATCAATCAAAGAGTTTTTTACCGAACGTGAGTGGGAGATCATTCTGGACGCTGTTGAGCAAGAAGGAATGTTAGAAGAAGAAGATTATGCTGATGAATGTAGTATTATTATTGACAAAATTAATTCAATGATGGAGAATTAAATGACTGAAACTATTGTAAATCTGAATGTGCATGAAATCGGTGTAATTCTATCTGCACTACAGACTCTAACTTTGCGTGAGGAACATCAGATTGCACGGGAATACGGAAGTGTTCCAGCACTGTATAACAAACTCTATTCAGTTTTTGAACAAATGGACAGTTCGCAAACTGGTCTACGCAACGATGTGGTGCCCTCTTTCTGACCTATAATACAGAGGTAATCGAGAGAGACTCTGATGCAACTGTCTACCTTCTCCAAGATTGACGGTGAACCCTCCATGACTGTGGATTACTTTCCTGTCAAAGATAGCACTCGTCACATGTTCAAAGTGCTCAAGTTTCGTGGTGTTGATGCTATGTCTTACAAGTGTATCACGATGCGTGACTTTCAACGTGAGATGGATGAACGCATTGGATTGGGTTGGGAAGTGACTGGGTTCAACACTGAAGTTAAAAATGTCAATCCTATGAACGGTGCCTGCTGATGAACGAAAAAGATATTCAGCAATTTATGTCTGCTTTTGAAGATTTCATGAAACATTCTGAAACCGAAATTGATTCACATCAGAAATGGCAAGAAGCAGAAAAGTATACTGAATTGTTTTATGAACAAAAAGCAAGCGAGTTAGAAGTAACTGTTGATTATTATATGGCAGAATTTATATGAATCAACAAACAAAACTCATTCTCGCATTAATGCAAATTGATAATCTGACATCATTGATAAAGGATAATGAGTATCAACAATTTCTATATTCTCATCTAATGTCAATTCAAATTGAACTTCAACGTCAGTTGACAAATTTGAATCATTCCTCTAAAATAAAAAAGTAATTTACAAAAACCGATGAAGTATCTTTACATTATTGATTACTGGGTGCCATTTCCTTCTAGTGAATATGGTGGTCTAATCAATTTAATTGCAAGTAACGACACTGAAGCATTTGAGATTCTCTCAAAAGAACAATCATTTGATGATCGTTACACAGATCGTATTATGGAACGTGTTGTCAATTCTCAGAAGTTTGCACTTGTTGATGAGTATGAATCGGGTATTCTGGAGGCATTTACCACATGACAAAACTCTATCGTATTGAAGAATTGTATACCACTGGATGGACCTTGATTGATGATGAGGCACAAAAACTAACAAAAGAACAGTGTGATCTTATGTTGAATAATTATCTTTCTTTGGGACATAACCCCAATAATCTTCGTGCTGTTATTGACAACTGATGTTTCTGAGTCTTTTTGGTTTTCTGTTTGCTGCATTATCATTTGTACAAGTGCCACAATGGGACAATGACTGGAAAAAATGTTCTGTATTCGTCCCTGACACTGCTTGCCATTGGTATGTGGTCAACCCTGATAATACTTTTGGCAAGGGATTTAGTTGGATTACTGCACCAACCTACGATGTTGAAGCAATCTACGACATTGGAAAGACTCATGATCTTACCATCGCAAAAAAATTCCAAACGACTGTTGAAATGATGAATGCTGAATCTGGATTAGAATATGGAGATGATTACTGATTTTCCACATAAAGCACCTAAAGGTTACTATTATGAGCAGACAGACTTTAAACAGAATGTTGTTGCAATTTGGATTCATTATCAGCGTAGGTTTATTTACAATGGTGGTGATCCCGTTTGTTGTATCTGGGGATTCTACAACACCAAAACTAGAACCTATCATTCCCCCATCAACTCCAAAAGTGTTGGACAATCGGTGGACATAAGAAATACAACACCTTATAGTGCAATGGTGCCAAAACTAACCGCATTGGAGTCATGTTTTGTATGAATTATATCCCTGAAGTCAATGATTATGTAACATGGACAAAAGGTGTTGAGGGATGGGTATACTTTAAGAGTGATGAATATATTACAATTGAAGCATCTGTTCAACCAAAGGATTTGCAAAATTACAATGCCTGTCGTCTTCATCGTAATGACAGATTGTTAGTTTTATGTTACCATAATCAATGGAATGAATTAAAGTATGTCACAACTAGAAAATCAGTATACGAAGAAGAGAAAAACGTTGTGGCGTTGGTGGGCAAAAGCATTGGGGGAGAAAGCGTCTAAAAATGACAACGAATCAGATTACATTGCTAGTATACGGACTGTTATATTCCTCACTTATCTTCTTACTAATATTTTCATTGTTGCAGGAGTCTTAAGACACTGGAACGACGGAGAAACCATTCATTTACATTTTTATGAAGTACCAAGTGATTTACCTGAAAAACAAAAAGAACAAACAATCCAAACAAGTTGCAACATTCTATAAAATTGAGGATGCATCATTTTGGGAAAAACATGTCATTCAAGAAGGATTCACTAATGTTGAAATTGTTCCGATCTTCTGAAATGAAACTGTTCGCTACTGGTCTTATTTTTGGTGTCATTCTGGCATTTGTGTCAAATCGGTAGACAGTTTAAACACTGGCACACTGCCAATCTAAAGCAGGATAATCTGCTGTATAATACATGTATTCCACAAGGAGGATTCTCTTGGACGTTCCAATGATTGAACTCAATGAAACCAACTATTGTGATCAAAAACCAGTCACAATGCAATTTTCATTTGAAGAGCATGATGTAATCAATAATATTCTAAATCATGCTCTTGATGCCTATGATTTTACTGGTTACAGTGAAATCTATGATTTGCCTGATGATTCTCCAGTCAAACAGAAGTATAATATGATTCTGGAATTGCGAGAGCGGTCTCATGCTCTTTGGATGCATCGTTTTGATAATCCTCCTTACAACAATGACTAGATTTTTGTTGAACAATCTAATCAAAGCATCAGGATCTTATCGGGTGGAAGAGAATCGAATCTATCGTAATCTTCCATTCGGACTTTCATATTGTTGCAGTGAGTGTGAGAGTACACTTGAAGCATGTAGAATTGCTTACCAACTCAACCAACTGAGAACAATCAAATGACCCGCAATATAATTCTTCACAGAACAAAGATCATTGTCTATGTGGGCATTACTCTTGTTTTACTTGCAATTGATTCGATTTGGAAGGGTATTCATTGGTTCTTTGTGTATCAAGTTTATGCCTTTGCAGGTCTGTTCTATGAACCTTATCAGAACGCAAGTTATTATGGTCGCAAGTATCTGAACCCCAAAACTTTGAAGTGGAATGGCAATGACCGACGCACAAAAGATTGATGCTCTGACTGAACTTCTCTCCAATGTGATTCACTCTCTGGAGATGACACAATACGAAATTGAAGATGTATCAGAGGCAGCAAATGTGATTCGTGATGCTGACAACTATCATCAACAAATGCTAGACATTCTTCACTCTGAGTGCAACTGAAATGATTACTGCAACTGAACTTCTTAATTTTCTCACCAAAGCACAAAGAGTTTCTCCTTGTGGAGCAACCTTTCGTCAAACTGATGAAGGTTATAAAATCACTCTGTATTGTGATTGGCACGATGATGGCAATAACTATAAACAATCCATTTTCATTGACAACGAAGGTGAATCCAGTTGGGATACTGGGGATTATGATTTCTACACAATGGATAACATTCTGGATGAAATGATTACGAAACAACAAGAGAAAGAAATCAAGGCACAAAAGCGTAAAGAACTGATTGAATCTCTCACACCAGAGCAAAGAGAACTGCTGGGGGTGTGACAGTCGAACAACTGTCCACTCTGCCCTGACTCTGCTCACACTCTGCCCTTATACTGATTGCATACCAAACAAACCAACTCATGCAAAACCTTCACATTGAGCATCCTGAAGACACCATTCTGAATGGTGATCTGAATGTGCTGGATTGGTTCACTGCTGCAGGCACATTGTCTCTGAAGATTGATGGTGCTCCTGCGATTGTATGGGGAACCAATCCTGCTAATGGTCAATTCTTTGTTGGCACCAAAGCGGTTTTCAACAAGGTAAAGATTCGCATTGCACATTCTCATGAAGAGATTGATCAATTCTATGAAGGCAATGTGGCAAACATTTTGCATGAGTGTTTTGATGTTCTGCCACGTACCGAAGATATTATTCAAGGTGATTTCATTGGTTTTGGTGGAGACACTGAATACACTCCTAATACCATCACTTATCAGTTTCCTGATGTCATCACACACAAGGTGATTCTTGCTCCTCATACTCGTTATGAGGCAAATGATGATCTGCGTGACAGTTGGGCAATTCCACTTACAGTTAATCTGAACAGCACTGATGAAGTGTTGTTTGTGAAACCCAAAGCATATATTCAACACAATCAGATCTCTTTTGCTGATGTGGAAGAAATCTGTGACTTTGCCCGTCAAATGTCTACTACTTGCACCTTTGTGTCTGGTAAACAACTGACTGAATTGAAGAAAGCGATCAATGCGTGTATTCGGGAACAGCGTAAGATTGAGGATGATGCATTTGATTGTGATGCCAATCTGATTCGCCTGTGGAAGTTGGTCAAATCCATCAAGGAAGATTGTCTGTTCCTGTGTCGCAATGATGGCCCTGCTGCTTATATTGGATATGATCGGATTGATGCCGAAGGTTATGTAATGTCCAATGAGTATGGCACTTATAAACTGGTCAACAGAGAGTTCTTCAGTCATGCGAACTTCACGATGCAAAAGGCATGGTCTAAATAAAAATAAAACATGAAAACCTTTGCACAATTTCTGGAAGCAGTGGGTGATCCAATTAAACCAGCACAGGTGATCTCACTCAAAGATCCAGAAGTTCAAAGAAATCTCAGAAGTGCCATGAGACAACCAACTCAAGCACCAAAACCAACAAAAGATCCAGATCGTGTGAGACAATTCATTCAAAGAATGAGAATCAACACGATGCTCTCACCACTGTAGAATCATGAAGACATTTTCACAGTTCATGTCCGAAAGCGGTGGATCTCCGTATCAACCTTATAAACCAGCACCACAACCTGAACCATCAACACCACCACCAGGTTGGAAGGAAAGGTATCTGGAACCATTAAAGAAACCACCAGTTAAGTTAGCAAAAGCAGTTAAGGAAGATATTAACAAACTAAAACAGTATCAAACTGAACGTCAACAACGACGCAGAACACCAGCAGAAAAGAGAGCAGATCCAGATCTAGCAAAACTGACTTATATGCTGAATCAAGATCGTCCTGGAAGATAAATAATTTTTAAAAGAGTCATGAAGACATTTTCTGAATTTATTGCAGAAGCAAGAAGAATGAGAGTTCTTCGCACAGCACATTATACTTCTGCTTCAAATAAGGAAAATATCCTCAAAACTGGATTCCAGGACTCACCATCCACTGGAACCTATCATCCTGATGAACGAAAAGGAGTTGTTTATACTACTCCATCATCCAGAGTTGGTTCTGATTATGGTGGATCAAGAGTGAATCTAAGAGTTGTCAATCCAAGAATGACAAACACAGATTCACCAAGAGATTTTGGTAAAAACATCAAACGTTGGATGGCATCAGCATCTGATGAAGATATTGCTGATAAGAAAGGTAAACCAACCAGTTCTGTTGATCAGGCAAAAGCAGCATTCAAACAAGGTGCTAAAGTAGTTAGAGTTCCAAATGCACATGGAGGATTTACTCCAAGACCAGGACAGGCACAAGGATCTTATGTGATGATGGATAAGGATGTTGCAAATAAGTCTATTGTAACCAATCCTCAACCAACAATTCGAGCAAAAGGTAAAGAAAGAAGAACACAAACTCGCATGTCAGGATCTCTTTCAAATACAAACTCTAGAACCAACTCAACATCATACACTCCTGGAGCAGGTGGAAGATTTGGAATTGCAGGAGTTGGACTGGCAGACTGACACTTGAAGAACTGTCACACGCCCCATCAGAATCGCCTGTAGCACCCTTATAATACAGGGGTAATCCAATCCACCTCTCATGATTACCGACACTGCTCAAGACGCTCAGATCCGTCGTTCCATTCTGAAATCCATTGAGGATATGGATCTTGAAATGCTCAAGCGAATCGCCTACGAATGCCGCTGTGAAGAAATGGGTCTTTATCCTGATCAAACTTACTACAACTGGAACTGAATCATGAATCAAGACCAACTGATTCGCTGTATTGAACAGCAACTTGATGATCTCTCTTATCTGAATGAGTATCTGTTTGACGATTGGTGTCATCAATTGTATACTGAGAATGATGAACCCATTGTTGAACGGTTTACTCTTAAAGTTCTAAATTCACTCACTTCACTTGTTTCCTCACTCGATCATGAATCTCTACATTATCAATGATGTTCTTTATGATTACACTTCTGGAATGTGTGTAATCGCAGCGGAATCGATGCCTCATTGTGAACAGATCTTTATGGAACACTTTAGTAGCGATGGTGGTTCTGATTATTCAAAAATGCGAAATGAAGAACTGCAAAAAGATTTCAATACTGCAGAAATCAAGGTGATTGAGAATGTCAATCATCCTGCTGGTGTTGTGTCTTATGTTTATGGTGGAGGTTGAAATGATTTTTCCTCCTTGTTACTGGTCTGATGAAGAACTTGCAGATATTCCATCAGAAGATCTATGGTGTGAGATTGCAGATTGTATGTTCTTTCCAAACACTCAAGACTATGTGCAACAACTTCAAAATGAATTAGATCGTCGCAAAGATCAAGATCATAATCAGTATAATCACAAAGAGTATTAACCCACTGAGATCAATTCCTGTATTACGACTTCCGCAATTAGGACAAACATTCGAAATGTTCTTACCTCTTGGATACCATGTATACCAACAGGAATAACACATATTTTGTGGTCTTTTTGTGATTTTAGACATATTTTAACTTAAATTTAATTAAAAAAGGTATTAAAAAACATATATTGATTCTCAATAAGGTGATTGTTATTGAGAATCAATAAGGGTATTAGTTGAGAATAGGTGTGTTTATTCTCATTAAAACCTTATGTAATACTCTCTAAATCCTTCTACTAATACTCATTAAAACCTTATGTAATACTCATTAAAACCTTATGTAATACTCATTAAAACCTTATGTAAT